ATTTTAGTTAAATTAAATTAAAGGGGGTTAAGTAATTAAAAGATTTTAAAAAAAGGAGAGGAAAGAAAAATGAAATTTCTACATATAGCCGATGTCCATTTGGGGATGGAAAATTATGGAAGGATAAATCCTTCTACCGGTATGCATACCCGATTAGAAGATTTCATAAAATGCTTTAGTTTTGCTATCGATACGGCCATAGAAGAAAAGGTCGATTTAGTGATATTCGCCGGCGATGCCTATAAAAACAGCAATCCAAACCCTACCCATCAAAGAGAATTTGCTCGTCAGATTTATAGATTAAGCGAAGCAGATATCCCGGTCGTACTAATCAATGGGAATCATGATAACCCTGTATCTTTTGGTAAGGCTACTTCTATAGATATTTTTGGGACTTTGAACGTCCCTGGATCCCGGGTAGTAAATGAACCTGAGCTATTTTCTATCGAAACCAAATCCGGACCAGTACAAGTTTTCGGTTTACCCTGGCCTACCAAAAATCTGTTTCTAACAAAAGAAGAATGTAAAGATCTTACCGATGTTGAGATTACCGAGCAGATTCAAATAAGAACAATTGGAAAGATAAAAGAATTCGCCAAACTGATTAAGCCCGATATCCCCGCAATATTCGCCGCTCATTTGGCCGTAGCAGAAGCCACTTATTCCGGGTCCGAGAGGTCGGTTCTGATAGGTTCAGATCCCGTATTCCCGGCTCAGATATTGGCTCAAAAGGAATTTAATTATGTAGCTTTAGGCCATATCCATAAATTTCAGGACCTTAATCCTGATAATGGAATTCCTGTAGTTTACCCAGGAAGCATTGAAAGAATCAACTTTGGTGAAGAAAAAGAAGACAAGGGATTCTGTATCGTTAACATAGAAAATGGGAAAGCCACTTATGAATTTATCAAGGTCCCGGCAAGAAATTTTATCACAATAGATATTAATATTAACAAGGATCAGGACCCAACCACTACCTTATTAGCCGAAATAGAAAAGCAAAATTTAGACGGATCTATTGTAAGAATTTCTTACACCATGCCGGAAGAAGCAACGAATCCGATAGATTTTGCTAAGATTAATACTGCTTTAGAAGGGGCTTTTATGACAGCAAATATCTCCGAAAAAACAAAACCTACAGAACGGGTCCAAAGAGCGGAAGTTACAGAGGATCTGGGGATGTTAGAGGCATTGGATAAATATATCGGAAGTATCCCTGAATTAGCTCCTATAGCTGAAGAGATGGAAGCTAAGGCACAGGAGTTAGAAAAAGAATTAAAGGATAGGGAGGATAAAAAATGATACCGGTAAAATTAATACCAAAGAATTTCTTAAGTTACGGCGGGGACGTCCCCGCTCTTGATTTTACGCAGTTTCATGTAGCCTGTCTATCCGGATCTAATGGCCAGGGAAAATCTGCATTGCTGGACGCTTTAACCTGGGCAATCTGGGGAGAAGGTAGAAAGGGAAGCCAGGAAAGAAAAGCAGACAGCAGCTTACTCCGGATGGGTCAAGAAGATATGCAGGTAGAATTCGTATTTGATTTAGAAGGGGATCGATACAGGATAATTAGAACCTTCTCACGATCCGGAAAAAATTCTAAATCTGGTCTGGAGTTTCAAATATATGATCCCAAGAAAAATGAATATGTTTCTCTTGCCTGTCCTTCTACCAAGGAAACCCAGGAAAAAATAATTAAGATCCTACGGTTGGATTTTCAGACTTTCATAAATTCTGCTTTTATCATGCAAGGTAGAGGGAACGAATTCAGTAAGAAAACTGCCCGAGAAAGGAAGGAAGTCTTATCTGAGATTTTGGGATTATCCCGCTATGATGACCTAGCAGACCTGGCTAAATCCTATCTTAGGGAAATTAATAATACTATAACGGCCAAAGACAGCAGACTGGAATATATAGAGCAGGAGCTAACCCAAATCGGTTTCTATGAAAATAGGATAAAGGAATTAAATGATGATCATACCAGAATCTCAAAAGAGATAACCGAGAAGGAAGCCCAGGTAGCCAAGCTAAAAGATAAATTGAACTTACTGAAAAATAAAAGCGAAAGAGCCGATGAATTAGCCAAGGCAATAGAACAGCAAAAACGGGAGATATACCAAAAGCAACAGGAAATTGAGTCAAAAAAAGAAGAGATAGCGGATTGCGAAAGAGTAATATCCCAGAAGGAAAGTATATTGGCCAGATTCGAAGATTACCAAAGGATCAACAAAGAAAATACCGACCTTATTTCAAAACTTAAGCAAGCCAGAAAAGTAGAAGAAGAGAAATATCTTATCGAAAAAAAGATAGAGAGTGAAAGATCCAATCTAGTAGTAGACCTTCGGAATAAAGAAGATAGATATAAGGATCTTAAATTCAAGGCTGATCAAGGGGAAAAGAGTAAGGCTGAATTACCTGATCTAGAGAAAAAAATTGAAGAGATAAAATCTCTCGAAAAAGAAAGTGAAGAAATACAAGAAAAAGGTAATGCTATTAATCTGGATTTGGCTAATATAAAAACTAAAATAAGCGGATTAGAGAAAGATATTGAAAATAATAAAGAAAAGATAAAACTATTAAAAGAAGATTCAGAAGGGGTATGCCCTCTATGTGAGACTAAATTAAACGCCGAAAAGAAAAGTAAAATTAAGGTTAATTTAGATAAAGAAATAGAAAATAATATTACTCTTATAGAAAAGTTAAAAAAAGAAGATAGATTAATGAATGTAGCAAGAGAAAGCTTAGTAAATTTATGGAAAGCGATTAAGGAAAAAATAAAAGATAAGGATATATGGCAACAAAGACTAAATAGGATTCTTTTAGAATGTCAAGAATCCGCCAAAGCAACAAATCTATTATATAGTATCCAGAAAGAGATCGAGGGAATTGTGGGAATTTTAAGAGAAAAAGCCTATACCCTAGAAGAACATAAAAAACTAAAAGAACTTGAAGAGCAGATTGAGAATATAGGCTATGACGAGTCCAGACACTTCCAGGTAACCAACGAAATCGAAAAACTACATAATGCCCCTATAAACAAAATTAAGCTAGAAGAAGCAGAGAAGAAATTCAGTCCCCTAAGAGAAACACTCGATAGATGGGAAGGAGAGTACCAACAGAAAAGATTCAACATCGAAGCTTCGGAGAAGAATATATACGAAATCAAAAAGGAACTCGAAAGATTGCCTTATATAGAGACTGAATTATACGGTGAAGATGAATCTCTTAAGGTAGAACTAAAGCAAAAAGAAGAAATTCTATCCGAGAGAGGGGGCTACCAAAGCAAATATAATCAGTGCCTAAAACTTAAAGAAGAAAAAAATAAGATGAAGAAGGAAATGGAAGGCACATATAAGGAGAAAAACGTCTATGAAAAATTGATAGTAGCCTTTGGTAAAAATGGTATTCAAGCCTTAATTATTGAAAACGCCCTTCCGGAGATAGAAGAAGAAGCTAATAATTTGCTAGCCAAGCTGACCAATAACGGAACTCAAGTAGCTATGGAATCCTTAAAAGATTTAAAGAGTGGAAAGTTAAAAGAGACCTTAGATATCAAAATAAGTGATGAAATGGGAGTCCGGGATTATGAATTATACAGCGGTGGTGAGGCCTTTCGGATAGATTTTTCAATAAGAATCGCTTTGTCTAAATTGTTGGCCAGAAGAGCAGGGACTAAATTGAGGACTCTTATTATCGATGAGGGATTCGGCACTCAGGATGAAGAAGGATTGGAAAATATAGTAGAAGCTATCCGGTCAATAAGTAATGACTTTGATAAGATTTTAGTGATTACTCATCTTGAGACTTTGAAGAATGCTTTTCCGGTAAAAATTGAAGTAACTAAATATCCGGAAACGGGATCGATATATAAGATTGTGAAGAATTAAAAGTACTTAAATAAAAATATAAAGGAGATAAGAAATGAATCCAGTAGATAAATTTTATCAAAGAAGAAAAGATTATAGTGGAGTGGTCTTAGAAACAGATAGGGCCCTTCCTACACATTTATCCCAGGTAACCAAAAATGCTAAGGGGAATATTGTAGTGGAGATTTATCTTTATGATGCTACTTTTAGTCATGTTAAATATGAAGAACGCGAAGAGGTGACCTGCATAATAGAAGCATATATCAAGGATCATAAGGATGAAATCACTAAGGTTATTATTAAAAGGATGAAAAAGAAGATGGAAGATGCTAGGGAGGAAGTTATAAAGGATTTTAAGTTGACTGAGTCAATCAAAGAAACTGATTAAAAATAAATAAATTTTGCCTGCCCTGAGTGGCCTCCACACAGTACTTAGGGAGTAAGTTTATATTGGCAACACGCTAATCCACGGGGCAGGCAAAAAAAATAAAGGGGTAAATAAATGCCTAAAAAACCTAAAGAATTAAAACCAGGCTACGAAAAAATAGTTAAAGATTTTGATAAATGGTTAAATGAGAATATACCTTCTTTAATGGATAAAGATAGTATAACGGTTATAAAAGAAATACATAATAAATGGATGTCTTATAAACATGAATATATAAAGGATATCCTCAAAAGATATGATGATCTTATTAAGGAATATCATATTAAAAAAAAGGGGGATAAATAATGGGCTGCTTTGAGATAGTTTATAAATGCCCGAAATGCGGTTTTGTAGATAGCATGGAAGTACAGTCATGGTATACCCATGATCCAATGCGATGCCCGGAATGCGATACGATAATGGAAGAAATAGGAAGGGGAGATGATCCGGATGAAGAACCTAATTAACTTTTTAGAGGCTATAATTATAGTCTGTATTGGTGTGATTATTATAACGCCCGAGATAGCTTATTCTATGGTACTTAGGGTAAGAGATAAGGTAGAGGAGTTGGCGGGGGAACTATAAGAAATATATAAAAGAACTATAATTTTTTAAGCGAGAACTATAAAAATAATATGAGAAAGGAGCAAAAATGACAAATAAAAAGTGGCCGAAAAAAAAGAAGATAGACCAAAGCAAAATAAAAACAGAACTATATCATGATAATTTTCAAAATTATAAGAAATATGGAATACCGAAAGCACAGTTAGTTATAGCAGATATACCCTATAACATTGGCATAAACGCTTATGGAAGTAGCACAGAATGGTATATTGATGGGGACAATAAAAAAGGTGAAAGTAAATTGGCGGGAAAACAATTCTTTAATAGTGATGGTAATTTTAACTTAGTTGAATATATGCACTTTTGCAGCACTTTATTAATTAAAGAACCTAAAGAAAAAAATAAAGCTCCCGCGATGATAGTATTTTGTGCATTTAACCAAATGCAAATGTTAATTGATATAGGTAAAAAATATGGATTTAATAACGGTTACCCTTTATTTTTCATTAAAAATTATAGTCCTCAAGTGCTAAAAGCAAATATGAAGATAGTTGGTGCAACAGAACATGCAGTAGTTTTATATAGAGATAAACTACCTAAATTTAATAATGATGGAAAAATGATATTTAATTGGATGAAGTGGCCTAAAGACAATAAAATTATAAAAATACACCCAACACAAAAACCCATTTCATTGCTTAAAAAATTAATACAAATATTTACAGATGAAGGGGATGTAGTTATTGACCCTGTTGCAGGAAGCGGAACAACATTAAAGGCGGCATGCGAATTGAATAGGCATAGTTATGGTTTTGAAATTGATAGAGATGTTTATAAAAATGCAAGAGAAAAGATGTTAAACAATATTCAGATGAGCTTCCTCAGACCATCAATAGAAGGGAATTGTGAAAAAAGGGTTGACATGAAACTACCATATTCAATTGCTAATATAAATGAAGATCCACGAAAGGAGATGAAACCAAGTGAAAAAGGAAATTGATAGCCAAGTAATCACTGACATCATTCGCAAGCGAGTGGGTGCAGAAAATGCACTGAATCAATATGATATTGCCGATGAATATATAAGGTCGACAGGTGAACACGTTACCACAAGAACTGTAAGAAATAAAATTGAGACACTGCGATTTATGAAAATACCAATCCTATCTACCCCTCACGAGCCAGGTGGATATTTTTGGCCTGCTACACGGCAGGAATATTTCGACTGGAAAGCTCGTGAGATGGCCAAGGCAAAAAAGCAGATAGCCAAAATAAAGCCTGTTGGATTTGGCGTATACAGGTATTTCCACAAGAACGTGATACAGCAGGTATTTGATTTTGGGAAGAGATTAGTAAGGGTAGGATAGGGGAGGTAAGAATGAATAAAAGAGAAAGATTACGTCAAAGAGTATGGTTAAAATATAACAAGCATTGTGCTTATTGTGGAAAGGTTTTGGAATATAAAGATATGCAAGTAGACCACGCTATATCTAAATATGCCTATGATTTTATACCTCTACAATCTCGTTTCGATATAAATTCATTCAATAATCTTATGCCGAGTTGTAGAAGATGTAATCACTATAAAAGGGAATTAGATTTAGAAGGATTTAGAAAATATATAAAAACACTACATGAAAGAATGCAAGATTTATATATTGCTAAAGTTGCCATAGATTATGGCATTATTAAAATAAAACCATTTGGTGGCAAGTTTTATTTTGAAAGTATTTAGTGGAGGAATAAATGGCAAATCCACAAAGAGAAGGAGGTATAAATGGCAGACGAATTTATAGAAGATGGTTTTGTCCTATTATCAAGAAAAATATTTAAAAGCAAAACCTTTAATGGTTTAAATGCTATACAAAAATATATAACAATATACCTAATATTAAAAGCTAATTGGAAGGATAATGAGTGGTGGGATAGCTACCAAAAGAAATTTATTACCATTAAAAGGGGGAGTTTTATAACCTCGATAGAGCAGATTAGAAAAGAGATTAAGGACAAATCAATTAAAACACAAAAAATTAGAACCTGTATAGAGATTTTAAAAAACATGCAATTTCTAACAAGCGAAACAACAAGCCACTATACTCTTATAACCATATTAAAATATGACCTTTATCAAGCTGTGGATAATTACATTAACAAACCAAATAACAAAGCCTTAACAAAGCCTCAACAAAGCCTTAACAAAGCCTTAACAATAACTAATAAGGATAAGAAGGATAAGAAGGAAAAAGAAAGGAAACTAAGTCGCACTTTTGAAAAGTGCGAGGCGGTATATCAACTTACAATTTATTTAGAAGGGAAGATTAGAGAAAATAATAAAGCGATTAACAAAAGAACAGAACCACAGATACAATCCTGGTGTAAAGATATAGATTTATTAATTAGAAAAGATGGTGCAAATCCTAAAGAAATAAAACAGATAATAGATTGGGTAGTAGAAGATAATTTTTGGTCAGGCAATATTTTATCTGCTAAAAAATTAAGAAAGCATTATCCGAGATTTTATAAAAAAGTTATAACCAACACAACCCACGATCCCAACCGTTTCGATTTTATTAATGAGGAGGAAAATATAATTGAATAAAAAAACCTTTTCTAATGTAATAGAATTATTAGAGGCAGGATTTTCAGTTAAGTTAAGTAAAGACACGAGTAAAATTTATTGGGATATACTTAATAAATATGATGATAATATTATTAAAAAAGCTACTATTAAATGTGTTAAAGAACTTAAATATTTCCCTAAAATATCCGAGATTATAGAAGCCATTGAAGGCAATTCTACAGATGAAGCCGAACTTGCCTGGATATCTTTGTTGGACAAAATAGAAACTGTAGGACATTACCAATCCGTATCTTTCCCAAAATATCCGGCAATTGGGGCGGTAATTGAAGCACTTGGTGGTTGGTTAAGTATATGCGAAACGACTTTTGATGAGGAGAAATGGATTAAAAAGGAATTTATAAAATTATATCCCATTATAAAAAAAAGGGGTGAATATCCCGATAAATTAATAGGTCAATTTGAATTAGATAATGGGAATAAATATACCGAAAAATATATGTTGGATAAGTATGGGATGAAACTAGACGGCACGAAAGTAGATAGGAAACAGATAGAAGACAAGAAAGAATTAAAAGATAAATTTAATATGCCGGAAGCGGCAGAAGGAGAAAAAGTAAATGATAACTAAAAACAAATTTCTAATAGCTGAATATATAGAATCTAATCGTGAAAACATAATAGAAAAGTATGAGCAGAATACGCCGATAAAAACAATAGCCGAGTTATACGGCGTGTCAAGGTCTATCATATATCTGCGGCTACGCAAATGGGGCATAACTGTTCGGAAATATAAAGGGACAAGGCGTAGAAAAGAGGAAAGACTGGTAAGTCGGGAGCATTACAAGCGGCAGTTTAGTAAAGCATTTTTAGCGAAGCAAAAAGAGAATACCAGAATAAATAATGAGCATATTACATACATTAAATTTAAACGTAGCACAGAAGATCAAAAGTTAGTAGATAATTTATTGAGCCGACCAATAATCGGCTAAAAAGGGGGTAAGTAAATTGAGGACAGTAACAATGCGGGGTGGTAAATATTCAACGCAGATTAAATAATGATTATGTGAAATTACAAAGATATGCCAATAGTTATGGACCAATTATAAGAAAGGTGAAAGATGAAGATAATAATAAATCGAAGGAGGCGAGCCACAATTATCCAGAAAGTGAAGAATAAGATTAAGATAACCGAAAATGACGTTAAGCGACAGGTTAAGGATTATTTAAGCATTAAAGGTTGGTATAATTTTCCAATTTTGCAAGGATTAGGATCTTTTAACGGTATTCCCGACAGAATAGCCATTAAGAATGGGCGGACAATATATCTGGAAATTAAAAGGCCTAAAGGAAAACAAAGCCCTGGTCAAATAGAATTTGAATGGAACATCACTAATCAAAAAGGGGAATATTATTTGATTGATAATCTGGATGATCTAATTAAGATATTAGGATAATATGTTAACTGATTTTAGACTAAAAGATTTAATAAGATAATTTGACTAAAAAAGGTGGTGGTGGTATTATTAATAATACAGATGAGATAGAAATTCGTTGTCCAGGGATATTTACAGATAAACATGGTAATAAAAGACCATGCAATCATATGTTTTTTATCGGAAGCCCGGGTTTTGATATATTCGGTAAACCGAAAACACAAACAATTAAATGCCCAAAATGCAAAAATTATATTACCGTCACCTGTAGGATCAAGGAAGAAGTAATAGTAAAAATTAAATATCCGTAGAGCTCCAAAGAGAGCCATTTAAAAAGTTGAAATATACTTTTAAGTGGTTCTCTTTTTTTATTTTAGGAAGGACGGGGTGTCTGTAGGATGTATAAGTAATAACTTGAGATCATGGGGAGTAAGAAAAAAACATGGCGTCAAACATCTTTTAGGCAAAATGATTTTGGAAGGATAAAGTATGAAAGTAAAGTTTGAAGCGTTAATAAAAGAGTTAAAGACAAAATCGTTAGTATCACTGGATAAGGAAACACGAATAATACTACAGTTTCAACCTACTGATGATATTTTAGATAAGTTGAATAGGATACACAAGCCTGATGAATTAGTTAAGGTGGTGATTATCAGTGAAGGAAACACTTAGACATAAAGAAGCATTTGAATATTATTATAGTTTAGGGGATAACAGAAGTTACCCAAAGGTTGCCCTTAAGTTTACCGTCTCAAAGACTTCAATCAAGAAATGGGCCAAGAATTTTAACTGGCAAGAACGAATTGAACTAAGAGATATTAATAATGGAAAAGAACTGGAGAAAAAAGTTGATAAAGCAATAGTAAATTCAAAAGCTGACTACCGAGCCTTAATAAAAAAAGTCGTTAAAAAATTTGAACAAAAATTAAAAGATGGAAAGATAAGAATTGAACGACCAGAGGATTTAAACGTAATGGCTAAATTAGATTTATTATTAATGGGTGAGTCTCCTGATGATGATTTAGAAATTACGGTGAAATTAATTAAATGAGTTTTAAAAGAATTGGTATAAACATTAAAGAAGAAATCTTTAATCCCATTTATATACCGTATCTTAATAATAATATCAGAACGCAGATATATTATGGTGGCAGTTCAGCAGGTAAAACAGTTTGGCTTGCTCAACGCTGTGTCATTGATCTTTTAGAAAAAGATAGGAATTATTTAATCATCAGGAATACGGCCAAGACATTGAGATCTTCCGTATTCAATGAAATAAATAAAGTCATCTTGAATTGGAATATGGAGAAATTATTTAAGATCAATCAAACTGAGATGACTATAACTTGCGTTACTGGATATCAGATATATTTTAGAGGTTTAGATGATACAGAAAAGCTTAAAGGAATCATTCCTATAAAAGGCGTTATTACAGATATCTGGGTAGAAGAGGCCACTGAGACCAAAAGGGATGATATGAAGCAATTAAATAAAAGGTTGAGAGGTAAATCTAAAGTACCTAAACGTATAACATTATCTTTCAACCCTATCATGCGAAGCCATTGGATCTTTAAAGAATACTTCGGCGGCTGGGTAGAAGGCGAGACCGAATATCACGATGAAAGATTATTAATCTTAAAGACAACCTATAAAAACAACTTGAGGTTTTTAGAGCAGGATGATATAGATGAATTAGAGAATGAAAAAGACCCCTACTATAGGGACGTTTATACTTTAGGCAATTGGGGGATTTTAGGAGATTTAATCTTTACCAATTGGAAGATAGAAGACCTTTCAAAGATTAAAAATACCTTTGGAGTTTATTACAATGGGCTGGATTTTGGCTATTGTGTAGACAAAGAAACGGAAATATTAACAAAGAGAGGATGGAAGAGACACAATACATTAAATATAGATGATATAGCTTTAACAATAAACAAAGAAACAGGATTGTCGGAATGGCAAAAGATACAAAAAGTAAATTATTTTTATGGTAAATATAATATGGGATTGATCGAAGGCCAAAGCCATAGTTCTTTAACCACATTAAATCATAGTTGGCTGATAGAACCAAGACCAGAATCAAGGATATATAAAAGAAGATTCCAAACCACTAAAGAATTAGGAGGGGCTGACGCAATAGCATGTGCGAGGGAATGTGATAATTTACCCAAAATAAAGGAATATACTGATAAGTTTGTAGAATTAGTAGCATGGTTCTGGACAGAAGGACAAATTACAGAAGGTGGTATTTCAATATGGCAGAATGAAGGGGAAAATGCTGATGAAATTAGAAAATGTCTTCGTAAAGAATTTGGAGAAGAACTTGTTAAAACAAGGAATGGTAGGAATAGAGCAAAAGCTGGATGGAGGGAAAGACATAAAAGGGAAGATGGTTTATGCCATTGGGCAATCAATTTGAATGGGGCAGAAAGATTGTTAAAAGTAGCTCCAAAAAAGATAATTTCTCCTGAATTTATCATTCTTTTGACAAAGGAGCAGTTAGAATTATTTATTAATGTAAGCATAAAAGCTGATGGAAGCACAACAAATTATGGCACAAGAGTAATTACACAATCAGAAAGGGAAAGATTAGAACCTTTACAAATGGCATGTTGTTTATTGGGCATTAGAACGACATTAAAATATTATAAAAGTAAATCGTTTTATAGCTATAATAATCTATCTTGGCGTTTAACCTTATTTAAGAAAAATAATAAATTGTATATTGGCGAATTAATAAGAAGAAGAAAAAATATGAAAAAGGTTGTTCATGAAGGTTTAATTTGGTGTCCAACAACACAAAATAAAACATGGCTTGCAAGACGTAATGGTACAGTATATTTTACAGGCAATTCCAATGACCCCACTGCAGCAGGCAGGCAGGCGATAAAAGGAAAGACTTTATACATTTTAGAAGAGATGATATATGAATTAGGCCTGACCAATAATCTTATAGCAGATAGATTAAAACCAATTATTAACAAAGAATATATCCGATGTGACAACGAACCTAAATCCATAGCAGAATTAAGAGGCTATGGGATAGAAGCACTGGCAGCTAAAAAGGGACCGGGAAGTGTCAATTTCGGTATTCAGTATTTAAAACAATTTGAAATTGTAATAGACATACGATGTCAGAATGCCATAAACGAAATCCAGCAGTATCAATGGAAGAAAAATAAAGATGGGGAGACAATTAACGAACCGGTGGATAGAAATAACCATTTTCTTGACCAAGTCCGTTACGCATTAAATGACAGAATTTTTGAAAGAGAAAAAGAGGAAGTATATACCGCAAGTGGTCTGGGGATATTCTAAAAATATAAAAGTGATAGGAGATTACCATGAATATAAAAGACATTTTAGAGAAGTATAAAGACGATTTTGCTAAGCTAACAACCGTTCTTTGTAAAGACCCGGTAGAAAGGGATATAGAAACCTATGAAAAAGAATACCAGGGCGAACATGATATTCTGCTTCGGGAAGTTAAAACAATTGGCTCTGGATCTTCGAGAAAAAAGGTAGAGCAGGCAAAATTAGTCATCAAATATCAAAAGAAAATTGTTAACATGGCTGTATCATTCTTGTTTGGTGACGCCGTGAAATTAATCTTAGCCAATAAAGAAGATAATCTACAAAAGACATTTAAATTTATTCAAAATGTTTGGGATAAAAATAAACTTGATTATTTTAATCGAAAACTGGCACGTCGGTTATTCGTTGAAACAAAGGTAGCCGAGTTATGGTATGTCATAATCGATGATGACAATATAAAACATATTAAGGTAGCTCTCTTATGCAATGAAAACGGAGATGAGGTATTCTCCCACTTCAATGAAAATGGAGACTTAGACGCCTTTACCCGGCGGTACAAGTTAGAAGATATAGACGAAAAGACATATGAACATATCGATATATATACTGCTAAAGAGATAATTTATGGTGTTAAAAAGACAGAATGGGACGTTAAAAAGAGTACCAATTTGTATGGTAAGATCCCGGTCATCTATTATCAACAGTCTCAACCGGAGTGGACGGATGTACAGACTGAAATTGATAGAAGTGAAATGCTGATCAGTAAATTTGCCGATACCAACGATTATTTTGGATCACCTACATTAAAGATAAAAGGGAAAATAACCAATCCTCCAGATAAAGCAGAAGTAGGGAAATTATTACAATTCACTGGTGTGGTAGGTGCTGAAGGTAAAACAGAGTACGGAGACGCCGACTATCTTACCTGGGATCAGGCTCCAGAAGCAATAAAATTAGAATATAACACTCTAAAAGATATTATCTTCTCTATGACCTCTACTCCTGATTTATCTTTTGACAATGTTAAAGGCATGAATCAGACTTCCGGTGAAACCCTCAAATTTATGTTTTTAGATGCTATCCTAAAAGCGAAAAATAAAGAAGAAGTCTTTGGAGAGGCTCTGGTCAGAAGAATAAATCTATTAAAAGCAATAATAAGTGTAACCGATGTAAAAGAAAAACAGAGGTTAGAGCAGCTGGATATATCGGTTAAGTTCGGGAATGTTTTGCCGCAAGATGTGACAGAAACAATTAATGCGTTATCGACTGCAAGAGGTGGCGAGGCGATTATGAGCAGGGATGAGGCTATAAGACAGAATCCTCTCGTAGAAGACCCAGAAGAGGATATAAAACGATTAGAAGAAGAAGGGAAAGGTGAGGTAAGCAAACTTGGCGAATCATTCGAGGTATAAAAATTGATAAGGGAAGGAGGTGAAAAAAACGAAAGATAAAAAAATAGGCATGGGTATAGATTGGAGTATTAATATGGGGGTTCCACTTACGTGTTCAGCGTTTGACCCAGATAATGCTAAGTTAGAGGGGGAAGATAATATAAACGGAAGACAAATAATATTCTGGGATTGGAAAGAACAGCCAGATTTTGAGGAGATAATAAGTGCTTTAGAAAAATATAAATCTCCAACGATAAAACAGGTAGATACAGGGGCTGATGAATTTGCAATTGTTATTGGAGAAAGACCAATAACAGAAAAGGAAGCACAAAAAAGTTATGATGATTGGCAAAAAAGGGAAGAGAATATATAGAAAAATGGAATTAAGTGTTATAGGCTGCGGAGTTATAGGAGAAAGTCTAAGCAATCTCTTAGAAGATTTAGGCCACAACATCAAGCGCTATGACCCTGCTAAAGGCTTAACTGATAATATCGCTAACTGTGAAATAGTTTTTCTTTGCGTCCCAACTAAAGCAGATATGAAATTCGAGGATATAAAAGAGGCAGTAGGTTATGTAAATAAAAAGAATAAAGATGGGATTATCTGCATACGGTCTACAATATTGCCCGGTATGACAGAGGAATTCGCTAAAGGATACGACAGGGAATTTGTATTCTTACCGGAATTTTTAAGAGAACGGTCAGCTTTGGAAGATTCAATTAAACCTGACAAAATTGTAGTAGGGACTGAAAGAGCCGAAACATTTAAGATATTTGAGGCGTTGTTCGCACCTATCATTAATAAGAAGAAAATATTAATGATGAAACCCGTAGAAGCTGAATTGATTAAGGTAGCCTTAAATAGCTTATACACTGTCAAAGTGGTATTCGCTAACGAATTATATGATATATGTAAGGCTTACGGGGCTGATTACTACAGACTACTAAAGGCGTTTAAGATGGATAAATATATTAACCCCATGCACCTTGACCCTCTATTTGATGGCTACAGGGGCGCCGGGGGAAAATGTTTGGAGAAAGACATTAAGTTTTTAATTAAAGCGGCTATGGAAAAGAGTGTTATGCCGGGCGTGGCGATACTGGCAGATAAAGAGAATAAGAATTTATTGGGGAAGGGAAAGTTGAGTGGAATATAACCAAATAATATGTGGCAAATGTGAAGCCGTATTACAGGGCTTTCCCGACAACAGCATTGACACTATAATCACCGACCCGCCTTATGGATTATCTTTCATGGGTAAAAAATGGGATTACAACGTTCCGTCAGTCGAGATATGGCAGGAATGCCTACGAGTATTAAAACCTGGTGGAACTTTGTTATGTTTTGCAGGTAGCAGGACTCAACACAGAATGGCTTGTAATGTCGAGGATGCAGGGTTTATTTTAAAGGACTGTATTATGTGGCTCTATGGTAGCGGATTCCCGAAGGCAACGGATATTAGCAAGCAGATAGATAAATTTAAAAGAAGAGATAGAGAAGTTATAGGACAAGAAAAACAAAAGGGAAATATTGGATATGAAAATGAAGATTATCAATTTAAACCAAATATAAGGCACATCACCGCACCAGCAACCCCCGAAGCTACCCTTTGGAACGGTTGGAAATCACACGGGCTAAAACCTGCATACGAACCTATATTAGTCGCCATAAAACCTAACGAGGGCAGTTATGCCAATAATGCCTTGAAGTGGGGAGTAAGTGGGTTAAATATTAATGGGGCGAGGATAGAGCCACAGTCAGAAAAAGATTTAAAAGAAATAAGAAGTGAAAGACCAAGTAAGACAAGTAATAAAAATGAATATTCTTTAAATCATGGTGGTTTAGAGGGTATGGATAGAAGTAATAGACAAGAAGTTACTGGTCGCTTCCCTGCCAATATAATCCTTGATGAGGAAAGTGCAAGGTTGCTGGATGAGCAGAGTGGGGTAAGTAAATCTATCGCAGGACCTGCAAATAATGAGCCGACCAATGCAGATAGTAAAATATATGGATGGGCTAAATATCCTCAAATGCAC